ACCAAAACAACCTCCCCGGTGCAATGTCCCGAGAGCAATACGGCAATCTCCCGCACTCCCAGGCTGTGCTGTCCCTAGCCCTCCTATATAAAAAAAAACGGTCTTATATAGTATATATTATTATATATATATACCAACCCCTTAACCTTGGATTTTTCCTTTAGCTTTCAATGGGATAGCTCTGGGGATATTGCTCCGTTTTGTCGGTGACAATGCAAAATGGTGGTAGTGTTGGTTGATTTGGTTGTTTCCGGTTGTTTCTGGTTGTTCGCGGTAGTTTCGGGTATGTCTCGGTAATAATTGGAGGCGATATGCGGTAGTCAAACGTAGGGAATACTGCCAGGGTTGCGAGGCATGGTGGGTGGGCCTTACCTACCGTATTTACGTTTGGCACAGTTCCAACCAGCAATACGTTACCTACAACATGATAGGTTGGTTTCGTGGGAGAGAATCATATGATAGGTTTCGTGGTGTCCCGAGAATATCCAGGCGAGAAAAAGCCCCGCACGATTGCTCGCCGGGGCTGTAGGGTGGTGGATTGTTACAGGGTCAATCCGCCGGTTTCAGGTTTCGCACTGGCGGCCTTTTCAGCCGCGAGCTTGGTGGTGTAGATCTCGCATACTTCCAATTGCTCGCGGATTGTGTCGGCCATTTCCGGGGTGTATTCTTTCCCGGCCTTTTCAGCGGTAGCCTTTGCCAGTGTTTCGAGGCCGGTGTCGATAGTATCGCCTTTCGCGAATTTCACCCCGAATTTTTGCAGGGTATGCTTCAGGGCTTTTTGCTCCGGTGTTGTGGATTTGCCACCACCACCACCAAAAACATAACTACCATCTTTCAATTTTGCGAGCCGTTTGTTCACATCATCGGCGCGCTCGTCATCATCGGCCTTTCGTTTGTCGTCACCCGTTCCACGTGTTGCGGTACTGTGGGCGTCAGTCAGTATCTTTTGAAAGCCCCGGTCAATCAGGCCTCGCGTGATACTATCCAACTCGCCGGGCAATTCCAGATCAAGTGAATAGGAATTGCCTGATACAACTGCGGTCAAGGTGATATTTTGATTTGACATAATAAAAACTCCGGCACCCTTTCGGGTGCGATAGGTTAAAGGATCAAGCTAGACTGTGAAACAACATGTTAGGCGCGGAGGCCAAACATACACCGAGCTTGCGCCTGCCGCGCCACAATGTCAAGGATTATTTACAACATATTCACGCCACCCCGGTAATGAGCGGGCCTGCGCGCGTAGCAATATTCGTGCCAACTACAGCGGCCTACGCGCCTGGGCGATCTAGCAAATTCCGTGCCAACTATTTCGACCCCCAGGTGTTTCTTATCGCAGCCGTGGTTATTCTATCGTCCATGACGAATCTATTACCTACCTCCCAAGTGGAGCAATACGTTTACCTCCGTACCGACTTGACAGACGATGAATGGTGTGTTATCATGCACGGGAATGCTTGATATGGCAGCAAGTGATGGAGAAACTCAGCGTGGCAAGGGTATCAGCAGCAGTCGGGCTCATCGTCAGTATCGTGGGCTCCTGGGTGTTCCTGACTCAGCAATTTGCATCAGCCCAAGAACTTCGAGAGCAAGTGTATCGGGTGGATCAACTGGAACAGCAAACAGTCGAAACGATCAAGGACCTCCGCATACAGATGATCGCTGACGAGTTGAATGCGCTTGACGCGAAGGAGCAGCTCAACGGCTCAGGGCTGAGTCAGTGGGACAAGGTTCGGCGGGAAGAGTTGAAACGACAGTGGGAGACGTTGAACAAGTGAGGGTTCTCGTCGGGTGTGAAGAGAGTCAGGCCGTTTGCCGTGCCTTCCGCATTTGTGGGCACGAGGCATACAGCAACGATCTGCAACCTACACGTGGCGACCCTGCATGGCATCTACAGGGTGACGTGTTGGACGCAATAGCTTCCGCGGAGTGGGACCTCATCATTCTGCATCCTGACTGCACTGCAATGGCTGTAAGCGGGAACGGGACCTACGGTGAAGGGAAGGCGAAGCATCATGAGAGGGCGGAAGCTCTCACATGGACCTTGGCGCTGTGGGATCATGCAAAAGCGTACAGCCCTCGTGTGGCGCTGGAGAACCCCAAGAGTATCATCTTCAACTACCTGCGGCAGATGCAATACATTCAGCCCTCTATGTTCGGGCACCGCGAGAGTAAAGAGACAGGGCTTGCCCTGCATAACCTACCATTCCTCAGACCTACCGATCGCGTTGAAGCTGTCGTGCAACGGATTCACAACATGGGACAATCTGCCACGCGGAAGCGGGACAGGAGTGAGACTTACCCAGGAATCGCGGCTGCAATGGCCGATCAATGGGGCACATTAGATGACTTACCTAACCAAGGGGAAGAACAATGTCAATGATAGAGAATGCAAGACTCATGAGAAAGATTGCCAAGCACGGCTTAAGCTTCGAGACAGAGACTTGCGAAAAGACTTTAATCAGTACCACAACTACAACCTGCGATGGGGAGGAGCTTCATTGTCAAGAAATAGACATGGGTGCCATCTATGAGATATTCGAGCGCCGGATCATAAGTAAGCTGAAAAAGCTAAGAGTTCTTAAGTAGGCCAGTTTTTCACGTGATGGTCGCCCCTGGTCTGCCGTATATGCGCTTTGCGCAAGGTGTCCTGCCTTCGATAGCAGACTACGCGAGCAGCAATATTGCTGTGGAATGTCAGCCTCATCGCGTCTTTATCCCTATGTATGTTGCCCACGATTTAGGGTTGACATATACCATGTAATGAGCAATACTCCAACTATAGCAATACCACCCAAGCGGATCAAACAATGTCTAAACAAGAAAAGCCACTAGAACGCGCTCCGCTGCTGCAACAGATTCAAGCGAACTTGAAGGACAAGATGACTCACCCAGTTATGGCTGACTCTCCTGTTGTTCGAGAGATGTTAGTTAAGCAAGGGGAGCGTCGTGCTTAGTGATGTGATGACAGACACTGCGCCTCTACCCGCGTCTCGCCACGCCGGTCGGAGGATTTCGCATGTTCGTCGTCGCGGCACAGAGCATCCCTTTGGCAAAGACACACTCACCGGCGGTCAGACGCTTGGTGTCAGGTACGAGAACCGAATCGGAAAGAAGATTGAAGATTGGTGCGGCAGCCAAGACATCCACGAGTTCTGGTCAAATGAGTGGATCGAGTACGATGGCAAGCTTGCGCAGCCGGATAAGGTAGTGATCCTATCCTCCGGCTGCGCCCTTCTTTTTGAGATTAAACTCACCTGGGTAGATACATCAGACCAGCTTGCTTTCTACACCAAACTACTTGCAGCATTAGGACACCCTGTTGATATGCAGGTAACTGTGTGCAAGAACCTGCGCCCCGGTGTGCCTCGTGAGCGCATCGTCCGTAGCCTGGATGAAATCTATGATGGCTGCGTTTTGCAGATGCGAGCATGATTGAACTAGGCCCAGATGAAAAACCAATCACAGCTGCACCAGCATGGCAGAAGAGTCCTGCTACAGTCATACCTATCAAGTCCATTCAGGAGTTTGAGAACAAGGCTAATGAGTTCTTTGAGGACTGCCTTATTAGGGAAGAGCGCCCCACGATTACCGGCCTCGCGCTGGCTGTGGGCCTTCCCGGTCCGACTACCCTCTTACGGCTCGGTCAGCGAATACCGGAATTACGCTACAGCCTCAGCCGCTGCATCACCGCTATCGCTCACGGGTACGAGCAGATGATCGGAGCAGGACAGGCGACCGGCCCAATGTTCATGCTCAAGAACCTGCCGGACTTCGACCCTGAAGAGCCAGATGGCGAACCAGCCGTCCTATTCTTCAATGACCGTAAAGAGATCACGCTGACCACGGACATTGCAGGCAGGGCCGTGGCTGGCGACGAGTTCGACGATGTTGATCCCCTGGACGTGTATCTGTCTGTTATCAAGAAACCTATCCGTAACAAAGCCAGCAACAAACCATTGCTCGAAGGCAAAGTCGGCCACCCCGCTCGGCCAAGTATGTTCCGAATTATTGAGCAGGCAGAGAAGGAGGTGGTCTCTCCATGAGCGCCTTCGAGATTGATTGGGCTGCCCCCGACTATACAGAAGTGTACGCGATGCGGACTGAAGCACTAGCCCGCCTGCGTGAGAATCCAAGAGCCCTAGAACACCTGAAGGCCCATTACGCTGAGAACTGGGTAGACTTCATTAACGACTGGGGCATGACCTACGACCCACGGAAGCAGGGGCAGAAGTATTCGCCCTTCATGCTCTTTCCGAAGCAAGAAGAATACGTGGAGTGGGTTCAAGAATTGTATACAAGTGGACGACGAGGCCTTGCCGAGAAAAGTCGTGAGGTTGGGTTCACTTGGCTCTGTGTTGCTTGCGCGGCCTGTATTTGGCTGTATTCACCCCACGCCGTTGTCGGCTTTGGCTCTCGTAAAAAGGAACTCGTGGATAATGGAGATGCTGATCCAGACTCCATCTTTTGGAAGATAAGATCATTCATCGACCATCTTCCAGCTGAGTTCTTACCTTCGAATCATACGCAAGGTCGTAAGTTAATGTCGGTTCCTAATCCTGCAAACAAGTCTGTGATAAAGGGCGAGATTGGGGATGAGATTGGTCGAGGCGGTCGCGCAGGCATCTACTTCGTAGACGAGTTTGCTCACTTGGAACACCCAGACATGGCAGAAAGCGCACTGTCTGCTAACACCGACTGTAGAATCTATGTGTCTACTGTCAACGGCCCAGGCAACCTCTTTTACCGTCTTCGACACTTCCTCCCTCACGACCAGATTTTCATCTTTGATTGGAAGGACGATCCGCGAAAGCGCCTGAATCCTAAGCAGCCAGCTGAGATGGAGCCCTGGTACGTTAAGCAGAAGCGGGAACTGTTACCCACGACTTTAGCTTCCCAGGTCAACCGGAACTATCATGCCTCTGTAGCCAATACCTTCATTGACGCAGACGCGTTGAAAGACGCTATCGGTCGGCAGGTAGACACTATCCAGCAGGCGCATGATGTGCCGTGGTCTATTGGCGTCGATGCAGCGGGCCAAGGTAATGACGAGCTTGTCATCTGGGCTAGGAAGGGCCGAATAAGCGTGGCTCCCAA